CGAGGTGTTAACAAGACAAATTACGGCTGATGTGTTAGCTGGTAAAGATACCAAAACTGTTGGTATGGTAAAGAAATTTTTTAATGAAAACACGGAGTTAGGTAAAGAACTCCAATTATATCGTATCTTGTCCGAAAAAACATACGATTCAGCTGACAAAGCAAAACAATTACTAGAAACTGTCATAAAATCAAGACAGAGATTAAGTAATTCTAAGTTACGTAGTGAAAAATATAATTTAATTAAACAAATTAAAGAAAACTATAATGTAAGTGATTTCTTTAATGTTAGAATCCCTAATTACAAAATTTTAGCCTCTATATATAATATTTTTCAAGCCGAATCTACTAATGATACGTTTGATGTTGAGGATGTCGTAAATTCTAAATTTACAGTATTAGAGAGTATATCTGGTAAAAAGACCACATCTAAAAAAGAAAACTTCTTAAAAGAATATAGAGAAAAAGATAAAGATTTAAGATTGTTAGCCTATCAAATACTTGTTGATAAATTTAATAGTAAGTATAAATCACTTAACGAGTCACAAAAAGATTTATTAAAAAATTATATCAACAACATTTCAAATACAAATTCACTAAGAGAGTTTGTTGACAATGAAGTACTTAAAACAAAAACAGAACTTAAAAAACATTTACCTAAAGTTTCGGATAAAATAACAAAAATAAAATTATCAGAAGCTATAAATCAGATAAATACTATATCTAAAGGTAAAGTTGTTACTGAAAAACAGGTTTTAAATTTAATGAGATACTATGAACTTGTAAAAGAGATAAAAAATGTCCACAAGAGATAAATTAAAAGAATTAATTAGAAACCTTATTCGTCAAGAGATGGAAGAAGCTTCTATGACTGGTAATTTAGATGGTGGAGCAGGGCCTCCAAAAACTCCGTATATGTTTCAATCCAAACCTAAATCTAAAAAAGACAAAGAAAAAGAAAAAAAGATTACACAAGCTGGTGGATACATGAAAGTAGATGAGGGTAGATATCATAATTGGAGAAATGACGAGTCAATGACTCCAAAACAAAAAATTGGTAAATCAGTTCGAGAAGTTAGAGATGCTTTAAATGAATTAGATAAAGTCATTAAAATGAGTGTTCGTCTTAAAAATGAGTTAAATGTGGATTCAAGAAGTTATTGGAAAAATACACATAAAGCACTCTCAAAGATTTCAGAAAGATTAGTTAAACTAGCAACTAAAGTAGGAAGTTTAAAATAATGAAACAACTTATAGTCGATTACCTACCATTTCAGATTACACCTGAAAAAATTAACGAATCCATGAAAGAAAATAATGGAAAGTTAGTTGTTAAGGGTGTATTACAAAGAGCGGAAGCTAAAAATCAAAATGGTAGAATATATCCTCGTGAAACTCTTATGAGGGAAGCTAAAAAATATATGAAAGAGTTTGTAAATGAAAAAAGAGCTATGGGTGAGTTAGACCACCCAGAATCTTCAGTCGTTAATTTACAAAATGTATCACATAATATTACTGAAATGCATTTTGAAGGTGATAATTTATTAGGTACAGTAGAAATTTTAACAACACCAAGTGGTAATATTTTAAGAGAATTATTTAAAAATGGAATTAAACTTGGTATATCTTCTCGTGGTATGGGTTCAGTTGAAACTGTTACTGAGGATAGTGGAGACCAAGTGGTTAAAGTACAACCTGACTTTGAACTTATAGCATTTGATTTTGTATCTAACCCATCTACACATGGAGCTTTTATGTATCCAATGAATGAGTCAGTTGATAATACACAACAAGGAAGAACTTGTGGTGAATATTGTAAAGTTGAATCAATCATTAATGATATAATGAGAGGTTAAATGAAAAAAAGTATTATTAGAAGATGGCAAGATTTTAGAGTCTCTATGAACGAGGATAAAATCCCAATGGGTTTTGCTGGATATGATAATTATTTTAAAACTATTGAAAGTGCTATGGATAGAGTTGAAAGAAATATGAAAACTCTGATTAAAGATTTATCTAGAGACAAAGATGGTGATTACAAAAAACAAGTAATGGAACTACAAAAATTATACAAAAGAAATCTAATAGAATTAAAAGTCAAGTTTGCAGATTTTAAAAGGAAAAACACGTGATTAAATTAAAAGAATTAATCAAGGATGAATGTCATTGTGGTGAATCTTGTTGTTCAATAACAGAAGGCCCTGACGAACAAAGACCAGCTGACCAAGAGGTACAAAGAATTGTAAAAGCTGAAGCCAAACTTCGTGAGAGAATGTTAAAGTTAGAACAAATATTTTTAAGAGATGCTAGACCTGAGAATGTAAAACTAGCAAAAGATATTAAAAAAGTTTATAAAGACACGGTTACAAAGTTTATGAGAGAGATGATTAAACTAAGAAAGAAATTAAAATGATTAAGTTAAAAAAATTATTAAAAGAAAACTATTGGAATGAACGTAAGTTTGGTGAACCCTTACCAACTCTCAGATTAGAACAAGACGAACCAGAACATTTCGGTGGTGGTGAGAACATAAAGATTTTAGATTATCAGACAGAACACTTTGATATCTGTCGTTCAGCGGTAATACTTTAT